GTCCATTCGGTTAAATTTTCACTTGTTACTACATTACCAGCCTGTCTAGGCTGTTCTACTGCTTGTGCTTCTGCCATGAGTTTTCCTCAAGATTTGACCCAATGAATCCATTGGTAGATTTACTACACTTCTTTTTTACCACTAAATCTTATTTAAAACAATATTATTGCTTATCGTTCAATTCTTTTAACAAGGCATCCATAGCACCTCTTTTGCCTAGCTTCATTTTCAACATGGCATATTTAGGATGCTTTCTTACTCTTTCAAATTGCTCATCATCCATCTTTTTAGCTCTTGCCTTCATGTCCATTTCTTCATCGGACATTTTCTTGCCAGCTTTTTCAGCTAGTTTCTTTTCCATGTATTCTTCACGATTTTCTGAAGTTACTATTTCTCTTGGCATGATTACATTCCTTGCATTGGGGGTTGAGGTTGCTGTTCAATTGGAGCTTGCTCCATAGGCTGTTGAGGCATAGGCTGTGCGTTCATCAATGGGTTTTGCTCCTCATCAATATCGCTTACAGCTTGCTGGGCAAAAGCCAACTGCTCTGCATTTCTTCTGTCCATCTCAGCTTTTAGGGCTGAAGTATCCAAATTGGCTATCAACATCTTAACGATGGCATCAATCTCAGTCTTATTCTGAGAAGTAATAGCCTTCATATTGACCTGATTAACGATAGACTCGGATTTAAGCTCAGAATCATGCGCTTTAGCAGTAGTCTGCATGAGGGTTCGAGTTGTAGCGCCTTGCTCTTTCAACTGAGCAACTGATTTGCCATACTGGATGTCCATGTTAAGGGCAGCAATCTGCTCTTGAGCATCCGCAACCATCTTCTTAGCTTGTGCCAACTGCATCTGAACTTGTGGCGGAATATCTGATTTCTCATCAATTTGAGCCAATGGGTTCGCAGCAGCTAATCGATCCGCAATAATCTCAGCGCCTGGGAAGTCCATGTTGCGGAAGATTAAATCGCCAGCAGTCTGCATTAGGTTTGGATCAGCAGCAAGCAAAGTCATCATGGCTTCTACTGCTTCGCCTCGCTTAGTTGCAAAGCCAGGGCCGGTATCCATCACTACATCATAGCGACCAACTGAAACATCGTTAAGAATCTTCTCAACACCTTCTTCGTCTGTAACTCGCTGATTTAAGGTAATAATCTCAGGTTTTTCATCAGCTCCGATGATACGCATTACTCGCTCTGTATCGTAAATCTTAGGAATCAAGTCCAAAATGATGCGACCACATTGGGCAATTGAGCGAGTCAAATTGTCGTAATAGTGGAAGTTCACCATATCAACTTGTTGTTGCTGACCAGCCAAAGCCTTGCCTGAGATGTTTCCTTGTGGCAACTGGCTTGGATCATAAATGCCAACAACAGTCATCAAGTCATTAGACATTCCTTGAGTTGCAGTAACGATGCCAGCAGGAGGAGGCTCAGGCTGTAAACGAGTAGGAGCTGGAGCTTGTCTGCCTTCTGTATCTGTCTGCTTGTAACGCAAAACAGGCATGGCTTTAATGTTAGCCATTGCCCATTCGTTTTCATGTCCTTCATCCTGACCTTCAGCCATCAACCACTTAGCTTTAGGAGCAAGAGCTACTGACTCGGTCAAAGCCGTTGTCCAGTAGTTATACATACGCTGAGGGTCTTTAGCCATGCGAACCAAGCCAAACTTCTTGTGCTTTGCATCAATTACGGCAGTTTGACCATAAACAGGAATTACTGGAATGTATTTGCCTGCCCAATCGCCTTCTTCAAGGACTTCCATAGCAGTAACTTTGCACCACTTGATTTGTTTTTTATAAGAATCTCTGCGCTCAATGATGGTAATGCCTGCTTCAGCCAATACTTCAGGAGCTGGCAGTTCATCTTCAAAAACGCTTGTTCCATCGGACAAAAGAACTAGCTTTGTTGGAGTTCTGACTGTGTAGAAATATTCGGCAATACGAACATCTTCTTTAGTTACCCATTCTGCATCTGAATCGCCTGTTCCTCGGCTAGTAAAGCCTTGACCATCATCTTTGCCTGGATACATTGCTCTGAACTGCTTCTTACTTACAACTGTTGTAATTAAACAACGCTCTGCATCTGAGCCATCAGGCAACTGTGAATTAGGATCGAAATAGACTGTGAATGGATTATCAATTGGTCTAATGAAGATTTCCTGTTCAAAGGAATCATCAGAAATGTAGTCTGTAGTTACTCGGAAATAACCCCATCCCATCTTAACTGCATATTCAGAGGCTACATCGTAAGCCACATCAGCAGAAGATTGATACTCAATATGTCGGCAAACACCGCTTAGAATCTCGGCTAATTTGGCATCAGCCTCATTGTTCATGCCTTGAACTTTGATTCTTGGTCTTTGTTGGCGGATTTGGTTACAGATTTGACGAACATAGGCATCAACCTTGTTAATCGTCAAACATGGTCTAGATTCAAGAACTCGGCTATTTTGCACATCTACAGGCCATTGATCCCCAGCGCAAAAGCGGACATCGTCTAGAGCCTCGGCTCTGTTATTGGAATCAACATCATTGCAAAGGTTTAAGAACTTCTTTGCATCATTGATTCTGCTATCTTCGCTTGAATCCTGATCTTGATAATCTGCCATATCTATCCCATCCAACTGCCACCAAGGGCATAATTTTGTTTAGCTGGTTGCCTTTTCTTAGGCTCATTTACCATAAGCCCAATATAGCGCCAAGCATCTGCACCATGACTGTAGATGTCGTGGAGAGGCTTTTGGCTAAAAGTCCCATGCTCATCAACATCATAGCGATAATGTCGTAAGCAGTTTAAACCTTCTTCTGTATTTTTTCTATCAAAATAACAACGATTAAATATTGTTCTTGCAGCGTTGATTGAGTCGGCTACTGGAACTCTGTCCAAGATTTGAACTTTATATCCAGTTGCTCTGACAATTTCCTCGATGGATTTGCCTGTTCCTAGCGACTTCGCAGCAGCATCATGGGGAAGCCAAATGGTGTCATACATATATCCAAAGGTCTGCATCAATGCCAGGTAATGCTGAATCGTCTTTTGGTTATCCTCAAAATAACGCAATACTCTGATTTCAAAGCCTATAAATTGGATAATCCAACAGGCAGTATTATCGGCCCATCCGAGATCGAAAATAGCATGAACTGGCTTGCTTGAGTCATAAGGGACAGTTGTAATTCTGCCTTCCAACTCTGCCCTTTCCATCTCTTTAGCAAAGATAGCTCCATCAACTGTATTGCGAGTTGTGCCTTCCCATACATTGTTGTAAGCAGCCATATCCCTTTGTTTTAGGGATAAACGCTCTAAATTAAGGGTTTCAGGAAACCAAGGGTTGTCGTTCCAGTTCACCTTTACAACTACTGAGCTTTCAGGAGGGTTCTCGACAAACCGCTTCCAAGTGTCATCAGTAGGCAATTCAGGGTTAAAAGATACCCAAATCTCCGAGTCTTGCTTACGAATCGTTGGTATTAGGACATTCCAGCTATTAGCCGATACCGACTGAGCTTCTTCCACCCAACAAATATCGATACCTTCGATAGACTTCACATTGTTTGTATTGTTTTTGATGCCCACAAAGATAAACTCTGTGCCATTGATGCCTCTAATCGTGGTCTGAGTAATCTCATAAAACGACTCCATGCCCAATTCATAGATTTGGTCTGACAGGAGTTTATGGACTGAGTCTTTAATGGATGTCTGAAATTCCCTGGCGCATAGGATACGCATAGGCTGTTTTGTGCCTTTAGCCAGTAATGCCCTAGCAAAGCACCAAGACTTTGCACCGCCTCGACCACCATAGAAAATACGATAACGAACCTTTTCAGGTTTAAATAAAGCCTCAAATTTCTTAGGAAATCTTATCCTAGAAACTGCATCCTTAATCTTCTGATCTGTTTGCATTAGGCTCTACAAAGGATATTTCTACACCTTTGAGCAAAGGAGCGCCTTCTGCTCCAGTTAGCTCTTGCTTAATACGCTCTGAATACTTCTTTGGGAATCGAGCAGCCATTGACCTAGACCATAGACCAACATTTAGCTTTTCCCCATCCTTATGCTCTACAAGGTAACTCTGAGCATGATCTTCCCACCAAATCATCTCTCGAATCTTGGCTTCCTCCAAGGCATGACAAAATTCCTCATGCTCATCTCTCCAACGGCATAAAGTTCTGTAGGTAACACCTAATGCGCCTGAGATTTGCTCTAGGGATTTACCCTGATTTCCAAGCTCAATTGCCTTCTGACAAAAGGAAGGATCATACTCAGTTGGTCTGCCTACAGGATTAGTCGTTTCGCTCATTTTGCTTCTTCAGTAGCCTTTTCGCCATTCTCTACCAATTCTTGAGCTTTTGCATCTGCTTCAGCTTGCATGATTGCATGAGCCTGGGGGATGGCTTGGACTTTAATCTTATCGATTACTGGAGCTACAAGGCTATATTCGCCTTTAGATAGGGCAGCAATCATAAACTCAACATCTTGAATTGAAAGGTCTTTTAGGGTAATGCTCATTTTCTTCCTTTAAAAAAATAGGCTACTTGCTTGTTCTATCTTTAGTTGATTGGTAGCTCAGTTTGAGATAGTTTCCGCTTTCGCCTAGTGATTAGCTAAACTTTACTTTTTGCCTTTAGAAGTTGGCTTCTTAGAGGCTTCACGCTTTACAGAATATGCAATAGCTACGGCTTGGGAGGGCTTTTTGCCAGCCTTCAGCTCTGCCTTCACATTAGACTGAAATGCTTCTTTACTGGTTGATTTCTTGAGAGGCATTATTTACATCCCCAGTTCTTGAGCGATGCCTTTGCTCTCTCGGCAGGGCCTTTAGCGTTCTTTACTACCCCTTCCATCCTTGCACAAAAGGAGGCTTTACGACCAGCATCAGCCTTTGTCTTAGGATTTGGAGCAGGAGGCTTTAGGTTTGCATTGTTCTTGGCATTGTATTCAGCCCTACCTTTGGCAGTCATGCCAGCGCCTTTTTCAGTAGGATTGTAGGTTTTGTCTTTTCCCTTGGTAATTTTAGGGATTGGTTTGTCATGTTTTTTGGTAGCCATGATTACTTCTTCTTTGCAGTTTTAGCAGCTTGTTTAAAGGCTTCGGCAGTTGGAGCGCCTTTAGTGCCAGGCTTACGCATGGTTTCTACTTTCTTAGCTCCTGAAGCCTTTTGCTTCTCAATACGCTCTTGCTTTGCATGGATATTGGCATATAAGCCAGGTTTAGTTGCCATCTTCTTCTCTCCTTTTGGCAGTTCGCCAGTAGTTACGACAGTTGCTTGTTTATAGAGCCTTGGTCTTTTCTTAGGAGCTTCAGGCTGTTTTACAAATAGAGATTTGAGCCATTTAAACATCTTGTTCCTCCACAAAGCAAACATCTTGCCAACTCATCACCAAATAACGCTCTCCATCCTCAAAATACTCAAAATACTTGAGATATTCAGCATCTGAGCTGTCGCTCATAGTGCCAAATCGGACATAAGCACCAACTTCTACTGGCATGGCTTCTAGTCTGCCATTGGGGAGCTTCTTGCCAGGGCCTACCGCCACGACAGTTCCCATATTGTCTTTTTCCTTGTTATCCACAAAGATAACAGAGCTAAGAATCCTAGTATCAGGCTTTACAACAATCTTATCGGCTAATGGTTTGAGCTTCATGCCACCACCTTTTTTGGTCTGCCCTTGGCTTTTGGCTCTACTTTGCCAGCTTCCTCAATGACCTTTTTGCGCTTTTCCTTGGCATCTTCAGCTATTTCAACAGCAATTTCAATATCCTGAACCAATGCTTCAAATACTGGATTTGGCGGAACAATGACAAATTCCCCACACCATTCCGATCCATGTCGGTTTTGGTAAGTAGGGAATCTTCTGCAAGTTCCTATAAAGTCATTCCCAGTTGATAGGAAATATATACAAGAACTGCAACCATCTTTAGAATTTACTACAGCCATACAACTCCCCAGGTTAGTTGTTTTGGTTAGAGATGCCCTAGACCTTCACGCTAGGGCATTTCGCCTTAATTAGCAGCAATCGCCACGCTTGTGTTCATAGCAAATACCAGCAGTCTTGCCAGTATTGAATTGATTGTCTTTGCCTGTAGCATCTTGCTTGCCCATCGCTACACCGCCAACTTTCTTTTCCATGCGCTCACCTGATTTGTCGCTTGAAGCAGCACCAGCAGGAGCTTTAGCACCAGTTACTGAAGGAACACCCTTCATAGAATCCATTTTGCCCATGTTATTTCTCCTATAGAAATGGGATTTGAGCCTACATTTTGCCTTATTCGTTAGAGTTGTCAAGCACCTTAACCAATCTAATTGCGCCTTCAATATCGTTGATTCTGACTACAGTTGATCCTCGCCATGTCATCATAAAAAGTTCTTGAGCAGTCGTAAATTTTGCTTTCTCCGATGACTTGATTTCAACCAATACAGTCTTTTTGTTTTTTCCCACCAACAAATCAGGAAAGCCACCAGCAACTCGGCTAGTATCAAAGACTGAGCATCCAAGGTCTTTAAAAGCCTTAACAATATCTGATTGGTTTACATCAACCCTTCTAGCGTATTTGCTCATTTAATGTCTTGTTCAGCCATATGGCAAAAAATGCCACATTCAATAGATTGCTCAGTTGGATAATCTCCTGCATCTTTAGGCAATTCCGTAAGCCAAATGCGCTCTCCTTTATGTTTTAGGATTTTTGCACCTACTTTTTTCTCTATTTCAGCCATATGGTTAAATTGTTCAGGAAAATCATTGCGAATCTTGTTCCAATAACCTAAACCGCCTTTTACACAACCAATACAGTTATTGTTTTGATAGCCAAGTTTATACATAGCTGGTAATTCAATGCCAGCTCGATCAATCATAGC